CATTGGCCAATCATGTTTGTCTGATTCACGATTAGCTTTACGTGCAGCCTTATACTCTGGGAATACATCTTTACGCCAAGAGTAACTATCACATGCGATAACCATCTTACCATGCTTTGACTCTGGGTATTTGTTACGATATACACGGAGGTTATTAAGAATTATATGTTTAACTAAATTCTCACTAAGCTCTTCACCACGTGACAATTGTCCCATGATGGACCCGATTGCCAAACCATTAAAATCTACTATTACCATAATTTACCTATATTCATTATTTAAAGTATATTATAACATGTTTTACTGCGGTTGTACATACTCTTCAGCTAAATTTTTAACTGAACCTACTCCTATCTTTACCGCTATAATACCGTTATAATTGTTTTCATTCAATAATACATTCTCATCGAATTGTATCTTTGCTTCCATATAGTTTGTATCACCTCGAGTCTTACACAAACAAATGATCTCACGTTTAAAGTTCTCTTTGCCTAACTTCTCTATATCTTCAGTTAGCCTATTACTTGAACCCCAATACTCTTGCCAATCTGTTTCTTTTGAGACTTTACGTTTTCTTTTAAAACCTTTTAAAGGATTTAGCTTCCTTACTGTTTTAAAATATTTACGTCCAATATAGTCATGCCCATTAGTGAGGTTAGTGATACGATAAACAAACCCGTAAAAACTGCCAATATCAGCAGACGTAAATCGTCTCCCATCAAGCGTCCAATCGGTCTTCATCGAGATCGTATTCTGATGCATCATATCCTCCACGTTGAGCCCATTCTAAATTAGCACCACAAAAAGGACAGTGCGTTACTTCTAATCCTAAATCAATTGGATCATTATCATAACCTAACTCTTCTTTGACAGTAACATCAAAGTCTGGGCTATTACATTCGTGACATTTCATAAACTTAATTCTCCCATTTGAATATGTGCCATCATCTTGTCATATCCACCAACATATTTACCATCAATAAAGATCTGTGGAAATGCTCTTGCTCCTGGAACTGCTTCGTGAAGTTGTGACATTGTCCAATCACTAGACTGAACATTTCTCTCTTCTACATTAATTCCTTTTTTCTTTAAATAGTCTTTTGCTTTTGTACAATATATACAATTGTCTTTAGACCATACTACTGCTATACTCATAAACTTAATCCCTCGAATGATTTCTTATTGACATCATGCGTAACTCCGCCTAACACATAAGATGTTATCTCTGTTTCTTGTGGAGCAACTTGTACTGCTCCTCCACTTATCCATTTCTCTGTCCATGGTAGTGGGTTATGCTGGTGTACTGAGAATGGTACATGGTAGTTCAAAGACTTAATTCTCTTTGCACCTATCCAACGTACATACTCTTTAAGAAGATCTGCATTCAATCCAATCATTGAACCATTACCGAATAGGTAATCACACCATGCTTCTTCTTGGACTAATGCATCTTCAAATAATTGCATTACTTCGTCATTAGTCTCTTCTTTAATTTGTGTATATTCTTTATCATCTTTAATCAGAGTTCGTATAATATTTAAAGATGCTGCAAGATGTAAGTTCTCATCTCTTGCAATTAACTTAATAATCTTTGCATTACCTTCCATTTGCTTAAGCTCAGCGAATGCCCAACTACAAGCAAATGAAACATAAAACCTAATGCCTTCCAAGATGTATATACTTATCAGACATAGATATAACAGTTTTTTATGCTTAGAGCTACCGTGAGGACCCTTATAATTGATCAGGTTGTCATAATGTTCTGAAATTGCATTACCACACTCGGCAATTGCTGGTATAGATGTGATCTCATCAAAGACCTTTGACGGATTAGGATATACGTTTCTGATAACATGAGTATAAGATCTTGAGTGTATAGTCTCAAAGAATGCCCATGTCTCAATCAATAACTCTAATTCAGGATTACTTGCAAGTGGCAATAGTGCCAAGTCAGGTGATCTACCCTGTACAGAGTCTAATAATATTTGTCTCTTTAAATTTGCTGTGAAGATATGTTTTTCGTTCTTTGTTAAATTACTAAAATCAATCTTGTCTTTTGTGACATCGATCTCATCAGGAGTCCAATAGAATGATAACATCTTCTCATATAGTTTTTGCAATTGTGGATATTTAACCACGTCATATCTTGCTACGTCCACACCTTCGTCAAAGAATAGATCCTTTTCCATGTGGCCTTTTGTGTTAATTTTAAATACTGATTTTTTCATACGGTATACCAAGTTGGTACGACTGTTTTCCATGCTGCGATATGAGTCTTATACTTCATATAATAATTTCTATAGGCAGTAATGCTATCAATGTCTTTGACATCGTCAGGCATGGCTTGAGTCGGTTGTGTAAACGGCTTATCACCACAATTACGTGGTGGGTTCTTTAATACTTCTTTGAGTTTTACATACGACATATGATCCTTGCCGTAACGTATAACAAATTCATCATGTAGATGACACCACATCTCATAGAGGAAGGCGTAATTATTTATACTTTCTCGAAGCCACACATTGCTCGGATGATTAACATGTGAAGCTTTATATAAACTATCTTCCTCATGTCTCCAGCGTTTGATCTTAGAACCTATTTTATTCTTGTCATAATATTCTGTACCGTCCAGAACACGATGAGCTGTAGACATAAGCTGTGCATATTCCACAAGCATCTTACTACAGTGTTTGTCAAGGTGCATCTCTGCACTAGTCTTTGCATCTTTATCTAAATAAAATATATTCATTCTTCATCCTCAGTTATAATTATATCACGTTTACAATCAGGAAATATTTCTAATGGTATGTCTTCCATCCAGTATTCTTTGGTAAACTTATATTTTTGGTAATTTTCCCAAGTGGTAACTTTGGCTGTGCCGTCACCTAAGGGTTGTTTCATTAAACTCATGTGTATATTATATCATAGTTTGTACACAATGTACATCTATATTGTGAACGATTCTCCACAACCACATCTTGCTTTTTCTTTAGGATTATAGAATTCAAAACCTTCATTTAAACCTTCATGCTTATAATCTATTTCACATCCATCTACATAGACATATGATTTAGGATCTACAAAAACACGAAAGCCATCAAACTGTTGTATATGATCTTCGCCATTTGCATAATATGCATACTCTAAATTATATGCTAAGCCAGAACAACCTGTAGTTTTTACTAATACACGTAATGCACGTGGTGTCATTGAGGTTTCATCTTTTAGAAGAACCTGTAATTTTTCAGTGGCGTGATCTGTTATGCTTATCATAGGGGTATGTATATAAAAGAGAGACCGGAGTATTGGGTGATAAGGAACTCCGGAGAAAACCTCAACTAACCTATGCGGCTAGTAAATAATCTGACTGATTGCCGATTAAATTTTCATTTTTAAGCCTTTGTTGGCTGACGAGTCTCAAGCGGATCTGCTACCTAATCGATGCCTTGTCTCCCCCATTTAATAATACTATCTTAATATTATTAGGTGGAGGAGGTGGGAATTGAACCCACGTGTTAAGTGCTCCTACTATTACCTTTACGTCGTTTAACTCACTTCATTATTGAATGAATGTTATGCATCATCATGTGATAGTAACTTCCACAATATCGCTGCAGAAATTAGACCTACCAGACCAGCATCTCCTAGCTGTGCTACGATGCCAATAATTGTACCAATGACGTCACCGCCTAAGAATGGTACTGATCCACCAAATACGATTTGCAACATAATTGCCAAACCGATCAGTGACATTGCCACCGCTGTTGCAGCTGAAACGCCGCTTGTGATTTTATCTAACATATATTCTCCTATGTCGTTTTTTAAAAGTAGTTTAGCCTTGTCTCGAAGGTAGATCGTCCTTAAACTTTTCATTTAGCTCATCATTCAGTTCAAGGAATAGTGGGAAGAGTGCGTTGGATAACGCTCCTATGATAGCGAGTGTTAATATGAAACCGATCCCCGCCCATGTAAGTAGTTCAATCATAATTTATTTATCAGATTTTATATCCTGAAACCTCCAGGATACTAACCTTTTCCAATTTAAAGAACCATTATAACATAATTTATAGGTAAAGTACATAGTAAATGCAACTATTTTCGCAAATTAAACGAAAAAATCCATATTATGAAAGTTTTTGCTATAAAACACAGCTTTCACAATAATCATCGTACTCTTGTTGTGTATCAAAGTCTTCTCTTGTATAATCTTCTTGGCTTGACTCATCTTCTGTTGC